TTGATAACCACTACAAAAGTGGTTGCCTTTTGGTTGCCCTTTTTTTGTGCCTTCGATCCGCGTGATTCTCAAAAACAAAATAAACCGCTTACACGGGAGAAAGGGTGGGTAGAAGTGGCAAATACACGAACTAAAAACTGCCGCTGTCATACTTGTGAGCGTGACTTTCATCACCGAGGGATAACCCGTCACAGAGCCATGCACAGGGACAAAAAAGAAGATTGTAAAATAACCTATACCTATGGCGACACTTACGATCATAAATATTCGAAATTAAATAAACCCCAAGGGCCATGCCCGGAAGGAGGATTGATGAAAATTTTACCGTGTCCGTTTTGCGGTGGTCCGGGGGAGGTTATCAAGGTCTGGAATAAGCGGGTAAACCCCGTGGAAAACGGTAATCAAGAAATTGAATCAATATCAAAAGATAAGTTGGAAGAAGCAAGATATGTAAATATAAAAAATGGCTGTTTGCTGGGTGACGAAAGGGGGTAGGGATAAAAAAATCCGGTATCGTGATGGGCCTCACTCTGCCCAGCTTTAAAATATCACGGACGTGCGGTGTGGTGGGAACACACTCTGGGAACTTAAACATACGGACTGCGAAGGCCAGACTAACAGATCAGGCTGAGTCTCAGGCCCGGAAGAACGACGCAGATGTCCGGTTCAAATCCGGCCACGTCCAATAATCAAGACAATGGGTTGAGACGACTTTGACGGGTATAGTCGGTCGATGTCCCATCTAAATAAAAACATCGGAGACTCGTTGTTTATGGACGTGCGGTTGCGAAGGCAATTGGGTGGGTGGCAATCAATGAAAGATGTAATCCGAAGGAACATCGAGATGTGGCCACTGGGGAAAGTTTCTGGAAGCTGGGCGAGAGGAACCCGGCCACGTTCAGCTTAAATTAAGGAAAGGAGGGGATGTTGAATGAATGTGCCTGATGACTTCGATGGAAGCAATAATGGTCCGTTGATATGAATATGGACGTGTGGTCTTAGAAAGGACTGAAACCAACTCAAAAGCCGTTGCCTGATTGATGTATCCAAGCGATACCGGCAAGAGAAATGGGAAATCAGGGCACACGTCTATAGCTAGAATTTAAAATTATTTTTAAGCAAACCTGTTGCTTAAGGGGAATTATGACTCTTCAATTTATGGATTTAATCTGCATAGTTCTAATCGTTATGATTTTTGGAAACTAAGGAGCTGTCATGGCGGAAGAAAACTCAAATGGATGGTGGGCTCCTGTCTGGGTCGGGCTGATCAACGACCCTCAGCACCAGGCGCGGATGGGTAAGGCTATCTGGCTGTACCTTCACCTGCAATTGTACGCGGACCGGAGCACCGGCAAGGGCCTTGGCATCATCAAATGCCAGGACATCGCGGATAAAACGGGACGTGATGAGCGAACCATCCGTAGAAATCTTAAAAAATTGGAGGATGAAAAGTACATCACTCTGACTCGTGCGCCTTATGGTTTTTACTTTCAAATCACAAAATGGAAGCCAATCAAAAAGGTGGAGAGACCGGACATTTCTGAGCAGTCTGAAACATCAGGTCAGGAATTTCCCAGAGTGCCCAAGGGTGGGCAGTCTGAAAAAGGAAAATTTCCTGATTTTCCGAGTGAAGACCGGATAAAAGTGTCCGATCTAAAACAGGACAGACTGGACAAAAATGTCCGATCTGAAACGGGAGAGACCGGACATTTTTTGTATAAAGACCGGACAAAAGTGTCCAATAGACCGGACACTTTTGTCCGGTCTATTAATAGGAAGTATTTTAAAGGTTTAAAAAGGTTTAAAAAAACAGCAGTAGCAGAGAAAGATTATATTCATCAGGATATTGACTATTTTTTTGAATACGCGGGGATAGTTCACCAAAAATTCCGCGACTGCAAATTATTCAATGCGGGGGAAGCGGATCGGGAAAGAATCCGGGGGATGCTTGCGAAGTACTCGCTCAGAACGCTGTGCATCGCCTGGGTTTGGTTTTTACAATCGACCGATAAATATATCGTTAAAACCTACTCATCCCGCAATATCGCCGTATTTGGCGGGCAGTTGCGGAATTTTATTGAACCGGCGGAAAGGAAAATCATGGACATTCAGTCCCGGCAGAAAAAAATAGTGAGAAGCCGTGAGCCCACGGTCGCCGTTGACCCTGCCCAAGCTGAAAACTGGGGGAAGTGCCTGCGTGAGATAGAGGTTCTGATTTTACCGGAAAATTATTCCACGCTTATCAAGCCGTTGGTTTTTGGCGGGGTCAAGCAGGGCATGGGGAAGCTTGTCTGCCCGTCCAGATTTTATTTGGATTGTGTTTCTGAAAACTTTGGGGACTTGATTGAGACAACCATGTCCACGGTCTTTGGGGAGCCGGTGAGTCCGGTATTTTTGCAGGATACGGGGTAGAACTGCAACTTGCGCAATTTTGCAAACTGAACGAAATGCTTATCAAAAACTGAATGGTCCGAGCATAGCTCAGACACTTCCCCATAAAAATTTTAAGAAGGGTCGGATATGACAAAAACGGAGTTGGTTAAATCGGTGGTTGATCAAAATCCCAGCTTAAAAATAGGCGAAGTTGAAAACGTGGTCTCGGACACCATCGAGCAAATGAAACGAGGGATCAAAGAAGATGGCGTTTTGGAATTGCGGGGATTTGGCACTTTCAAGACAAAACGTGTCAAACCTCGATTGGGGAGAAATCCATTAACGGGCGAAAGTGTACAAGTTCCCGAAAAAATGAGGGTGAGGTTTAAACCCGGAAAATTTTTGAAACAGGAAATCAATGCGTAGATTGACAGAGCACCAGGAACAAACAATTTTTATTCAGAAAGTGAAAATCCGCGTGATCAGGGACTTCCCTGAAGTTGAATGGTTGTATGCGGTCCCTAACCAAGGCGGGTCTGGCTTTAACGGGCTTCGCCGGGGGATGCAGATAAAACGGGAAGGGGGTAAGTCTGGTGTTTCTGATTTGTGTTTGCCGGTTCCGAGGTTTCGCCCGGAAACGGAAGTGTTTGAGGAAGAGGAAGGTCAGGGGTGGAGTTATCCGGATGGCTCTTTCCCATGCTTCATGGGCCTTTATATCGAGATGAAAGAGGCACCAAAGTTGTCACATGTCAGGAAATCGGTTTCGTATTCCAAGGCAGACCCCGACCAACAAAAGTTTATTGATTTTGTCCGTGCTCAGGGTTTCGTGGCGGAATGTGTCAATGGAATGGATGAAGCGACGCAGGTACTGCTCTGGTATTTGAACCTTCAAAAAATTAATCCAGACGCGCTCAGGGTGGACTACAGCCACGTTGAAACTATTAGAGGTAAATAGGGATGATAGACGATGATGACTTTTTCGATAATCTTGAAGAATCGATTAACGAAACTGCGGATAAGCCGGAGTCGGTTGCTTTTCTGGAATGGGAGAAACGGTGGATCGACGATGTCAAAATTGAGAAAAAATTTAAAAAGGGACCTATCTGCTGGCACAGAAAGAAGACACTCGATCCCGATTCCAGAATGGTTCAATGCGATCATTGCGAGGCGTATCTTGACCCATATGATGTGCTTGAAAGATTTGTCTATGACCATCAAAGGAATCTACATCACTACAATCATCTATGTGAAGAAGTTGACCGGCTTGAAAAAAAGAATAGTGCGTTAAAAAAAGAGTTTCTGAGTTTGGATGGGAAAATCACACGGCGGAAAAAAAATTTAAGGAGCCAGTAATGAGTTTTCAAGATGAAGATGAAAACGGCTATGAACTGAATGAGACTGAGCGTGATATTCAGCCGGGGGATTTTAGGAAAACTTCTTTCTGGAAGGGGTTCGTTAAAAGAAACGGGGCTGGTCCGATGATAGACTTAATTGATCATGCCGGGGGTGGGAAGTTTTATATTCCAAGTTATGATTTTGCCACTAAATCAGCAAGGAAAAGAGCGCGAATCAAGTCTCTCGGGTAGCTATATTCTTTCCCTTGGTTTGTCCCAATATGGTGACGCGCAATTTTTATTTGCACATCTTTTGACTGGCTTTCCACTCCTTGGCATCCACGAATGGCCGCAACGATTGCATATGTAAACTTCAAATTTAATCTTCATTTTTTCTCCTTTTTCAAAGCTGATATTAATGCGTCCCCGGCCTGTTTTGATAGATTTGCCGCCAAATGGATATCATCCGGCGCGACCGATTCAGGGTTAAGGCATGTTCCATTCCATGCGCCAGGAGTCTCAGGGTCCGGGCTGAATTTAAATATCAACCCGGTATCTGAAGTGGCAGTATTGTGATTTAAGTCAATTGTCCAGTTCATGCCGCTTTCAATCTTTTAAATTTAGGTTTTCCGTTCAAGCCAAATAGTATGCGTTTGCCGTTCGGGTCGCGGTATATAAGTTTTCTGCAATTTGGGCGAAGTTCGCGTTCGATTACTTTGATTGCTCCTTGTCTCATGCCAGAAGTATCCGGGGCAAACCAAAACTCAATATCGTCAGACGGTTCGATCTGGGAAGCGACTTCGTACATAGCCAGATCGAGTGAAGCATCTTGTAAATTCTGTAAATTTTCTTTTTTTATTTCTAGCATCATTTTTTTCATTATAGTCTCTCCGGTTAATTGTTAAATACAATATACCGTCTTTAACGGTATATGTCAACCCCTAAATCAAATTTATTTTCACTTTTTTTTAAAAAGTTTTACGTGGAACAGGCAAACCCTAGGGGTTAAAGGACGGGGTGAGCCTTGGGACTTACGTTGAATACTTAAATCCAGTAAAATTTGCACCAAGGATATCTTCTCGAACCTTTTCAGGTGGTTCCTTGGATCAAATCACAAAAAATTTTTCACGCTCTGAATTCAGTTGCCATTGCGGTTGCGGTAAAGCCGAAATCAGCGGTCATCTTGTGCGGAAGTTGCAGGAAGTGCGTGACATTTACGGCAAGGCCATGCAGATATCATCTGGCTTCCGATGCGTTGAACACAACGCCATTATAGGTGGCAGGCTTAATTCTGCCCACCTTTCTGGACTGGCCGCCGATATCACAATCGTTTCATCTGCCCACCGATTCGACATTTTACCAATTATTTTAGCGAAGTTTGAACGCGTTGGCGTTGGAAGCGACTTTATCCATTGCGATATTGATTCTGAGAAACCGCAAGAAATTATTTGGACCTACTAAATAAGGAGTAATGAATTATGAGCCGTGCGGCTGGCTTTAAAACTACAGAAGAAACCAAACAAAGGATGCGGTTTGCTAAATTAGGGAAACGGCCTTCTATTGAGACTCGAAGAAAACTAAGTGTGTGTAAAACCGGGCATCGACACCCAAATTGGAAAGGCGGAGAAAAGATAAAAAATGCCACGGCAGTTTTTTATAAAATGCTTTACCGGCCTTTTCATCCTAAAGCTGATCGCGGCTATGTCGCGGAACACGTTTTGATTGCAGAGTCTGCTTTAGGGCGGATTGTTCCAGAAGGTTCTCCAGTTCATCACGCAAATGGGGATAGCTTGGAGAACCGTAATTCAAATTTAGTTATTTGCCAGAACCATTCATATCACCGAATGTTGCATGGTCGATTAAATGCTTTTAAAGCGACTGGCGATCCAAGCAGAAAAAAATGTAGTTTTTGCAAGTCTTGGGAAGGAGAAATAATTCGCAGGAATTATGGCGGTAAAAGCTCAAATTATCATAGGAAATGTTTTGCTGAGTATCAAATAGATAATAAAAATAGGAGGCTGGTAAGTGTTTAAAATTCTCAAAGGTCGCAAAACTTATATCGTTTCGGGCCTCATGGTAGCGATAAGCGTGGTCCGCATGATTGTGGGCGAAATGAGCATTGCCGAATTCGTGATGAGTCCAGATGTCATGGCCTTGCTTAACGGTATTGGACTTGGAACATTGAGGTCAGGCATTGCGTCCAGATGACCCGTTGTTCAGTTATCTCGAACCTTGTTGCTTGTTGGCTTGGGGTTGGTTTTCTGGTTTCTACCATTTGGGGTAAGGTCTGCAAAGTCATGTACGGGAAAGATGAGCCATGATCGCTGGAATCATAAGTTTACTGGGCATAGTCGGATCAATTTGGTTGTTCTACATTCGCAAAAAAGCAAAGAAAAAAACGCCCTATGAAGAAAGCAAAAAAGACATTGAAAAGTTTGATGACGCTCTTGTTCATGGGGACGCTGATCGGGTTGCCCTTGGTTTTGACGAGTTGTTCCAGCAAGCCCCGGATAGTGACGATCCAGGACAGCATGAAGCCGATCAAAGTGGAAGCGGGGGAGTGGAAGGGAAGGTGGATAGTGACTGACGGTTTCCTGCAAAAAGTCTACCGTACCACGAGGATCTATAGACAACGTGCGGAGGAGTGCAAAAAGTGAAATGGATAAGGAATGGTCCTGGCTTCCGCATGATTGTTATATGGCTATTGATATCTATAGTGCTTATTTGGGGTACGTCGGCATCAATTGACAGGCCGGGAGAGCCAGCCGTTTCCAGCGTTTCAATCGTCCGTATGCCTGGGCTTGTCGCCTGCGGTTGTGATGATGCATACCGTTGTATGAGCGACCAGGACTATATGCAGTTGGTAGCTATATTTTCAGAAGAGCCGGAAACTTTTGCCCCTTCATTTTGTCAGGGATGTCCTTAATGGCTTCTCCAATCGTAACGCTGGACATTCAAAGCGATGTTGACCGGATGGTCAAGCAAATGGGCGCTGATACCAGGCAGGTCCCGAAGGCGCTCAACAGCACGATCAATAAGGTGGCCACGACAATCCGGAAAGAAGGCGTCCGACAATTGTCAAAAGAAACAGGGATCAAACAGAAGGATATCCGCCGCGATGTTGTTATGAGAAAATCAAACTTTCAAACGCTTACGGCACGAATTCGGGCGACCGGTGGTTTTACGAACCTCATTCGGTTTGGGGCTAGGTTAACAAAGAGAGGCGTGTCCGCCGCGCCATGGAAAAAGAGAAGGATATTCAAAGGCGCGTTTATTGCCAATAAGGGGCGCACAGTATTCAGGAGAAAAGGGAGGGGCAGGTTGCCAATCGAACCGGTCTATGGACCAAGCCTTCCCCGTGAGTTTCTTCGGGATAAGATCATCAGACTATTCAATACAGTGGGCCTCCGTCGCTTCCGTGAGGTCTTTTTCAGGGAATTAAAGTTCAGGATAGGGAAGGGCGGCAAGAGATGAGCGGGTCCTTCTAGGAAGTCAGCCCTTGCGGGTACGCAGCATCGCGGAATTTGGATAGATTTTTGAACGTAGGATTTAACTTCGCTTCGCTTCAGATATGAATGGAAAAGAAATTTTTAGTATCGGTCAATGAACTTTCAGAGATTTTTGATTGTGATAAACGATGGATTCAACAGCTTGTTTCTGAGGGGGCCTTCGAGAAAGAAGCCCGAGGAAAGTATGACCTTGCCAAATGTTCGAAAGGATATTTCAAATATTTAAAAGATAAAAGGGACGGTAAAGATACTCAATCCCTAGATGGAAAAAAAGAAAAAGCCAGGCTCACTAAGTTGCAGGCGGACAAGGTTGGCATTGAGGTTGAAATCCTTCTTGAAAAATTTGTAGAACTGGAACTGGTCGAGCAACATTTATCAAAAGTTTTTGCATCAATCAGACAAAAATGCTTATCACTGCCCTCAAAATTAGCGCCGACCATTGTTACAAAAAAAACCGTTCCCAGTGCAAGGAAGCACCTGGAAACGGAGATAAACGAGATACTAAATGAACTCTGTGACTACGATCCATCAACAGAATCCACACGGACTGGAAAGCCTGTTTCGGGTGATAAAAAGAAGCGCGTCAAGGCTAAGGCCACCGCCAAGACTAACCGTAAGCGAGTGGGCAAATAAATATCGTAAGCTCAGTCAGGAGTCGAGCGCGGAGCCGGGGCAATACAGTACGGATAGAGCCCCTTTTCAAAAGGGTTGGCAGGATGCATTTTCCGAAGAAGAAGTTCATACCGTTGTTTTGATGAAGTCCGCCCAGGTTGGCGGGACCGAAACGTTTTTGAATAACGTCGCCGGTTATTTCATTGACCAGGACCCCGCGCCGATTCTCATGGTATTACCAATTCTTGAGCTTGCGGAATCATTCAGTAAAGAACGTTTTGCACTTATGCTCCGGGACACACCGCAGTTGAAGGGAAAGGTCAAGCCTGTCCGTGCCAAGGATAGCAACAATACCATCATGCAAAAGTCGTTTCCCGGCGGGAACATTACCTTCGCCGGTGCAAATTCAGCGGCTTCACTCGGGTCCAGGCCGAAGCGCGTTCTTTTGCTAAGTGAGGTTGATCGATACCCGGATAGTGCAGGCACCGAGGGCGATCCCGTCCAGCTTGCGATGAAACGGTCCACAACTTTTTTTAATCGTATTGCTGGGATGGAAAGCACCCCAACCATTAAAGGAGCGTCAAGGATCGAAGTGGCTTTCAATCAATCTGACCAGCGCCGATATTTTGTTCCGTGTCCGAATTGCAAAGAATATCAGGTCTTGAAGTGGGAAAATTTTACCTGGGAAAAAACTCAAGACGATGAAGGCAAGACCATCGAGCACCACCCGGAAACAACTTGCTATGTCTGCGAATCCTGCGGTTCACTGATCGATGAATCACACCGGACGGTCATGCTCTTAAAAGGGGAATGGCGACCGACCAAAACATTCAACGGCGTGGCCGGGTTTCATATTTGGGAGGCCTATTCCCCGTGGGTCAGATGGGGAAAAATTGTCGAAACGTTTCTGGAATCAAAAAAACTCCCCGAGACCCTCAAGGTTTTTGTCAATACCTCCTTGGGTGAGACCTGGGAAGAGAGCGGCGACGGCGTTGAAAAAGATCCGCTGATGAACCGGCGGGAACATTATGCCGCCGAATGCCCGGATGGTGCTTTGGTACTCACCGCTTCCGTGGACGTCCAGGGCGATCGGCTGGAAATTGAATGGCGAGGATGGGGTATCGATGAGGAAACGTGGGGAATAGAAAAAAAAGTACTTTATGGCGACCCTACATCAAGAGAACTTTGGGACCATGCGCTTGACCAGGCCATTCAAAAAACTTTCAAGCATGAATCCGGCGTTGTTCTTCGAGCAGTATGCGTGACCATCGATTCCGGATATTTGACGGAGATGGTTTATCAATTTTGTAAAAAGAAACAACCCGCCAGGGTGTATGCCACAAAGGGAAGTTCTGAGCGCGGGAAACCATTACTGTCCAAGATGTCGAAGAATAACAAGCTAGGGGTCCGGCTTTTTATCATCGGGACCGACACAGCCAAAGAAATTGTTTACGGAAGGTTGCAGATTTTAGAACCGGGCCCCGGTTATTGCCATTTCCCAATGACCTACGACGAAGACTATTTTGACCAGTTGACAGCCGAGCAATGCGTGACTCGGTGGTCTAAAGGCGTGGCCCGGAGAATTTGGGAATTGAAGAAAGGTAAAAAACGAAACGAGGCTCTTGATTTATTCTATGGCAACTATGCCGCGTTGAAAATTCTAGATCCAGATTTTCAATCCATCAAAGATAACTGGATTGGCTGGAATAATATGGTTAATGGAAATATGCCTCAAACCAGTGGCCGCAGGGTCCGTTCAAGGGGATTAAGCTGATGGGAGAAATTTACAGTCTAGAGGAAGCCGAGGAGTTTTATACCGAGGCGAAAGCCGCGCTCAAAAAGGCCATGCATGCTGAGGGGTATAACACGGGGCAAAATTCGCTACAGCGTGCAAAGGTTTCAGAGTTGAGTAATGAGTGCAATAAGTGGAAACGAATCATCAACCGGCTTTCTGGTGGACGTGGCGGTGGCATACCAGTCACAGGCGTGACACCAGTATAATTTATGGAAAATTTTTTCCCGGCTGAATATAAGGATTTCCTGATCAATAATAAATGGGCGGTTCAGGAAATGGCGATCGCCAATAAGCAGAAGTTTTTTGGTAGTATTGAATTTAAAATCGAAAACGGCAACGTTTCTGTAATAAAAAAGGTTGAAACAAAACTTAAGCCCAAGTAGACTAAATAAAATTTAACTGGTATCGGAAAAACCGGGCCAAGATTTACCGCTTCACGCGGTGGACTTGGCCCTTTTTTTATGCGCACTCCAAATAAAGAACAAATAACAGAATCAGCAAAGGCAAATTTCCTTGACCGGACAATCGGTTTTTTTGCCCCACGCATGGCGGTTGAAAGATTCCGTGCCCGAATGACCCTGGCCGTGGCGGGTGCATGGACTGGGGCGAGTAAAGGTCGTCGTCAAACATCGGAATGGAAAACCGCCGATGGCGATGCCGATCAACTCATTCTTGATGATCTGGAATTTCTTCGACGTCGCTCTGGTGATGCTTTCAGAAACCTTCCCATTGCCACGGGTGCGATCAAAACCAATTGTACCGCCGTGGTTGGACCAGGGCTGACGTTACAGCCGCAAATAGATCGAGAGGTGTTGGGGCTTAATGAAGATAAGGCCCACGAATGGGAAAGAAAAGTCCGGAGGGAGTTTAAAAGCTGGTCAGAGTCACCGGAATGTCACGCCCAAAGGTCGATGAATTTTGGAGAGATCCAAAAGGTTGCATTCATGTCAACCATGCTCAAGGGTGATTGTTTTATATCCATGCCCAGTTTTTCGAGAAAAGGCTCGGAATATAAATTAAAACTCCAAATCATCGATGCGGAACGGGTATCAAACCCTGATTTTCAGGCAAATACGTTGTCGATGTCAGCAGGGGTTGAAAAAGATAAAAAAGGCGCTCCTGAGTTTTACCACGTCGCCAACCATCACCCATCCAGGTATGACGGTGATAAAAAAAATGAATGGAAAAAAATAAGAATATTTGGCGAAAAGACCGGTCGGCGTAATGTTTTGCACCTGTATGAAAACATTATGCCGGATCAGACTCGCGGCATTCCCTACCTTTCCCCGGTCATTGAGCAGTTAAAAATGATTGATCGATTCACTGAAGCCGAGTTAATGGCCGCAGTGGTTTCCTCTTTCTTCACCGTATTTATCACCTCTGAATCCGGCGACGGAAATTTAAGCCCAATGCAACCCACAGGCGAGATCGGCGGGTCTTCTTCGGACGACTCATTCAAAATGGGGCCCGGTGCGATACTTGGCCTCAGTCCAGATGAAAACGTAGAAACCGCCAACCCATCCAGACCTAACACTGCGTTTGACCCTTTCGTTAAGTCAATTTTACGGCAAATCGCGGTTGCCCTGGAATTACCTTACGAGCTTCTGATAAAGCACTTCACGTCCTCCTATTCAGCATCGAGGGCGGCAATTCTGGAGGCTTGGCGATTCTTTTTAGCCAGACGCAGATGGTTGTCACAGAAATTATGTGATCCGATTTACGCCGCATGGATGGATGAAGCCGTTGCGTCTCAGAGAATCAGTGCACCTGGTTATTTTAGAAATCCGATGATTCGCCGTGCGTATCTTGGCGCGTCCTGGAATGGTCCGGCCCGTGGTCACATCGACGAACAAAAGGAAATAACTGCGGCTGAAAAAAGAATTGCATTGGGAGTGAGCACAGGAGCACAGGAAACTTCTGAGATCAACGGCGGGGATTTTGATAAAAACGTCAATCGCCTGCAAAGAGAAATCACATTAAAAAAAGAAGCTGGTATGGGGTTGGATTCAAAAACCCCACCACCACAAGAAACAATAAAACCAGATCAGGAGGATCAAGATAATGAGACTTCTTGACGTGATCACGTCACCTTGGGCCATTACCAGGGATAAATTAAATGAGATCCAATCGATTTATAACGCCCATTTAAAACGGGAAAAAATCGATTTCAAAGCCTTGGAAGCCGAAGCCGGAGTCCCATTCAACAATCCAGCGCAGGAAGTCCAGGTCATCGATGGGGTTGCCATCATCCCCATTCAGGGGGTTTTAGGAAAAAAGATGAACCTGTTTTCCAAAATATCCGGTGGCGCGTCCATGCAGATCATAGAACGCCAGGTCGAAGACGCGGTAAAAAATGATGCAGTCAAGGCCATCGTCTTGGACATTGATTCCCCAGGTGGAACGGTCGATGGAACCTCGGAACTGGCGAACAAGATTTTTTCCCTGCGTGGGCAAAAGCCCATTGTCGCTTTTGCCAGCGGAATGATGGCCAGCGCGGCAGTATGGATTGGTTCGGCGGCGGATCGGATTTTTATTTCATCTGAAACCACAATGACCGGTAGCGTCGGGGTCATTGCAACACATCAAGATATTTCCAAGATGGAAGAACAAGCCGGAATCAAAACCACAGAGATTGTCAGTGGAAAATTTAAGGCAATAGAATCTCAACATAAGCCCCTTTCAAAAGAGGGTAAAGCAGTGATGCAGGAACGAGTCGATATTCTTTTAGGTTCTTTTGCCGGGGATCTGGCGAAGTTCAGAGGGAAGGCGATAGAAGAAATAAAAGAATTGGTTGGTGAGGCCCAAGTTTTTATCGGGAGTCAGGGCATCGATGCGGGACTGGTAGACGGTGTTTCTACCTTTGAGGCGTTAATTAAAAATCTTTCCGAAAATGACGGTGATTTATTTTTGGATATTAAAGAAAACTCAATTTCTGGAGTAAAAAAAGTCATGGAATCAAAAATATTAGAAACAAAACCAATAACCGCCAAATTGCTGGCGGAAGAGCACCCGGAAGTTTTTGAAGCCGTCAAACAGGGTGGTTTTCAAGAGGGCTTTAAAGCCGGTTCCGTGGATGGCGCGGCTAAGGAAGTGGCCCGCATCAAAGACATCGAAGAAAATTGCATGCCCGGTTATGAATCGCTGGTCGAGAAAATGAAGTTCGACGGTAAATCTACCGGCGGGGATGTCGCCAAGGCTATTGTCCAGGCGGAAAAGAAAGCAGGCCAGGACAAATTAGAAGCCATTGACGAAGATTCCCCGGATGTTCTGGATACGGCGGAAGAGGCGGTTATTCCGGGCAAAAAGAAAAAGAAAACTGTCTTGGAAGACGCGACCATCGAAGAAAAAGCGGAAGTCGAGTGGGAAAACGATGAATCGGTTCGTGCTGATTTCGGTTCGAAGGAAGAATTTATTGCCTGGTACGAGGCCAAAGAAAACGGGCAGATAAAAAACAAATAAATTATTTGGGAAGGCGGTGATTCTTTCCGTTTTTTAACAAATACAACTTAAGGGGTAGGAAATGACAACTTTAGCAAAGAATAAACCAAGGGGTTATGAACTGGGGGATCTGAACGAATACCCGGTGGTCGCGGCGGATATTATTTATGAAGGCGCGGCGGTAGGAGACAACGGTTCTGGCATCGCCCGCCCGCTGGTGGCCGGTGATCCGTTCCGTGGCTTCGCAATGTCAAAGGCGGACAACGCAGTGGGTGCGGAGTCTGCAATCAACGTTCAGGTTCGGGAGCGCGGTTATATGCAAGCACCCATCTCAGCCCTGGCGATCACCGACGTTGGCAAGGATGTCTATATGTCCGACGACGACACGTTCACCCTGACCAAGGGCTCCAATACCCGTGTCGGTCATGTTAGTCGGTGGGTTTCAACCGGTATCGGTGTTATTTACTTCGAGCCAAATTGCGGTGTCGAAGCCGAGTTGACGGACAGTTCCGGCGGAACGGCATCGGATACGATCGCCGTGATCGGCGCGACCTACGACCAGGCCGAAGTGCGAAACGCAGTCGCAAGTTTGTCGGCAAAGGTGAATTATCTTTTGAGGAAAATGGGGCAGTAAATAAACGCGGGCGGTGATCCGAACATTCAATCAATCATGCTGGCGGTGTCCCGGCAAAAAAATTCAGGAGAAATAGAAAAATGGGAACCAAAACATTAACAAGTCGTGGTATTGAGGGTCGATTTTTTGCCCGGCTTCGTCAGGCGATGGAAGCAAATTTCGTTGCACAGTTGGCCTGGTTAAACTCCAGCACGGACCAGGAAACCGAAACCTATAAGTGGTTGGGGCAAACCCCGGCCATGCGTGAATGGATCGGCAAACGACAGGCCAAGGGCTTCAACGATTTTGAATACACCATCAAAAACAAAAAGTATGAAGCCACTCTGGAAATCGACTTAGCTGACATTGAGCGCGATAAAACCGGTCAAATCATGCTTAGGGTCAATGAGATGGCCCGTCGTGCGGCCGTTCATCCATGGAAATTAATTGCCGATTTAATTTTTGCGGGCAGTTCAACCATTTGTTATGACGGTCAGTTCTTTTTCGACACTGATCACGAAGAAGGCGAATCAGGTGTGCAGTCAAATGACCTTCAGGTCGATATTTCTGCGGCGCCCACTTCACAGCATGGAACAATCACGAACCCATCCACTGAAGAAATGACCCATGTGATTTTAAAGGCCATTTCGAAGATGATCAGTTTTCGGGACGATCAGGGTGAACCGATGAACGAAGACGCTCGTGAATTTCTGGTCGTCGGTCCGACTTCGCTCAACCCGCAGATGCTGGCTTCGGTGACCAAGCCTTCATTATCGGGCGGTGAGACGAACGCCTTGGTTGCCTCCGGTTATAAAGTGGATGTTCTGGCAACACCGCGACTTTCACCTGTCACTGCACCATGGACAGATGAAATTGCAGTATTCAGAACCGATGCGGATATGAAGCCATTCATTCTGCAGGAGGAAAAACCTTTGTCCTTGAAATCTAAAGGGGCGGGTTCCGAACTTGAGTTTGACGAAGACAAGTGGCAATTCGGCATAGATGTACGTCGAAACGCCGGTTTCGGCCTCTGGCAGTACGGTGTTTTGGCCACAATGATCTGATTATTAATTTGTAAATTTTTGTGGTGTTTATGGCCGGGATCTCAGGGTCCCGGTTCACCCAATCAAATCATAAGGAAAATTCACGATGAAAAAATATAAGGTTTTGGCCATTGGCGGGTTGACGATCGCCATAGGAAGCATTGTAAAAGTCTCGGAGAAACAGGCAAAACGTCACCGGCACGTTTTTCGAAAGGCCGATGGTGCAGGTTGTTATGAGGTTGTGGAAACCATGTCGTTCAAGAACCAGGAGACTTTCGAATCAGATATGGATTTTTCCTCGATGTTCAAGATCGGGATGGTCGAAATAGACGGCCAGGTACATGACCCTTCCCAGGTCAGGCGGGCGAAAAAGAAAAAAACCGGAGAACCATCGACCGAGGGTTCCGGCTCCGATGATTCCAAATATGTGGAGTGGTCAAAAGAGGATTTGCAAGTCGAGCTTGTTAAACGGGAAATCAGTCATCACCACAACGCGGGTATTCCAAAACTCACTGATCTTTTGGAAGCCGATGACAAGGCAAAAGTGGACGCGGCTAGAAAACCCGCCGCCGAAGGCAACGGGGACGACGAATAAGAGGTTTAAATGAGTTTTCAGGGCGATGTCGAGGCAGACCTTCACGATGTTTTTTATAAAACCGGATCGGGGGAATTTGAGGATTCAGCCGCTTATACCCCGGTCACCGGTTCACCAGCCACTATTGATGGAGAGTTGATCGAAAATAACGAACTCGATCGAAACGAAGTCGAGGTGGGGGAAAGGGAAAGTCAGCCTACATTTACTTGTCCGACTTCCAAAGTCCCGAATGCCGCTCATGACGACACGTTTGTAATCAATTCCGTCACCTTTAAAACCGTCGGCGTTGATAAGAATAAATCAAGCAAGACGACGACATTCATCCTGGAAAAACAAACATAATTTTGAGGCTCATCATGAAAAGAGTTTTTTTAATAATTTTATTTTTAGTGCTTCTCATTCCATCTGGTGTCAACGCATCGCAGAGCGTTGGTGAGGTTAAAAAAAAATGGGACAACGTTGCGGTGGCGGTGGACACCGATTGGTTTTCTCAAGATTTGGGGATGGTCGGGCGTTTTTCAAGGCCTGTCAAACACACGTTCCAGTTCTCCTGCCCCACGGCGACGGTGATCAACCTGCAACTGAAATACAACTCGATCACAAGCGTGCATAATTTTAATGGTGGGCAAGCAATCGGAATCTCAAATGGCGCTCAATATTCCGTTATTTTACACAGCGGGATGACCTACAACATCCAACACAAAACGGCAACGCAGGCTTGCAAAGTGGTCATCACCGAATCATTCAACGTGGACTTATAGCCGATGAAAAATCGATTCAAGCACCTCATCCCGGTTTTAGTTGCCGGGATCATCGCGGTATCCGCTTCGCCCGGATGGGCGGCATCCATGCAGGGAACGCCACCTGTAGGCGCCACCGGGCCCGCTGGCCCTGCGGGAATAACGCTTGAGGATTTTTCAGAAATAACTTCATCCGGGGCCATACTTGCTCGCCGATGGAATAATGGCTCTGGCGATCCTGTAATGATTGAGGTTTACCCCGAAGCCACGGCTAAGCCCGATGAGGGTGACGCGGCTGTAAGCGGAACACTGGCGCATTCAATTGCCATATTTGATACCGCAGGAACTGGGGGAAAAATATTATGGCATGGCTACGGTGGAACAATATCGACCACTATCAGAAATGACGTTGAAGGTTTGGCAATAGAGTGTTCTGGAACTTGGCGAACGATTGCAGATGAGCCGCATTTCAGGGCCGGGAGTGCATTTAATAGCACTATGATTGAATTGGGCTTCGATACGGCATTGATACGCAGGCCGTCTTTAAAAGGATGCCACCTTGACGGGAACAAGGCGAACAACACGGCGGTGACAGGCGTGCATATTTCAGCCGCAATGGATGCGCTGGTGGAAGATGTAGCCTTTACGAGTTTTGATGGACCGGCCATTATTTTGGATGGGCACGCCACTATTTCAGGCAACGTTGAAAGTAAAATTTTAAGGAATTTCTTCGATAAGAATGACGATATACAGATCAAAGTAATATCAAATACCAGCATTCCTAGCGATTGGCACATTTACGAAAACATGTTGGCGGGTGGATCAGGAGCGACCGTGACCCTTCCTTCCGTCCAAATTGCTAGTATGAATGGCGGAACCTTTCAGAATAATCATATCTATTCAACGCGGCACGAAGAGTGTTTTGAGGACATTGATACGGGTCAAGCCGACGCTCATCTCATCAGCAATATATTTGAATCTTGTTCTACACACGGTTTTGTCATATCCAGTGACCACAACCTAATTGAAAGCACAAAAGTATACGCATTAGGCGGGACCGATACTTCGGATGCACTGAGACTGCTTGGAAATGACAACACGGTTGTGGGCTTTAATGTATCAGAGGTTTCCAGTAACACCCGCAACGGCGTGTCAGTTTTGGGTGATAATAATTCCCTTGCCAGTATCCAATGTGCAAACATTAATGGTTCTTGCGTTGATATCCAATCAACCGCAGATGGAACAATTATTGGACAGGTGAAGGCGGACAGCATTGAAGGCGCAGTTATTTTAAACGCTGGCTCCGCCACGGTCGTGCGTGGAACAGCAAGCCCTCCGGTACTCATCGAAGACTATGAGGCAGGCGGCGGAGATACTGCGTATTGGAGTAATGTTTCTTCATGCGTTCAATCTGCAACGGTTGCGAATGGGGGGACAAACTCCCTTAAATGCACCGGGGCGCAAGTGCAGGACCGAACAGTAAACAACCAAATGGAAATCTGTAAACTGGATTTCTTTGTCTACTGGGATTCTACAGATACCTCAATTGCCAACGAGAAGACCAGGATTGCGGCTTGTTTTAATATTGGGACCAATGACGGGGCTTCGGTTTTTCTAATTAAAAACGGGAGTAATGCTCCATTTATAAGTGCAGTTCTTGGAACGTCAACCTCCGTAACGGATCAGGCAATTACTCAGGACGCATGGCATCGAGTGGAATTCATTGTGGACCAGTTCACTGGCAGGTATAGCTTCTATGTTGACTCCGCACTAGTGGAAGAAGGCGCGGCGCAGGTGAGTGATGCTATTGAACGTATTCAGATTGGGAACAACGGGTTCAATGCGGCAAACTTTATCACTTATTTTGACGATACAAGGGTTTACCATTCATACCCTGCGGATCGATTTTACTAATTTTTTGGGTTTTATGAAACTATAGAATCCAAATGGAATCCATAAAATTATGAAAAAAATATTCAAGCACGTCATTCCAGTTTTAACCGCATTAATCATTGCCGTATCCGCATTGCCCGTATGGGCGCAAACCATACAGGGAGCACGGTCTGTTGGTGCAACCGGGGCCACTGGCCCGACTGGTCCGGCTGGAGCCACTTATGACGGCACGACTGTTGCCGCTATAACTTCACCAACGTCAGGGACTTTGACGCTTGGTGCGACTGGGGGCGTAAACAATGAAAATATAACCTTAAATTTTGAGGGTGTCGCAGATAAATTAATTATAAGATCGACAACTGGAACTGGCATTGTTCTGTTTGATTCTATAGGTGGTCAATTTCGAGGCAAAAGGTCAGAGACTACTGAAGCTGTAGAAGCTCAGCTTACAATGGAAACCGGGACAGGCACATCCCAGCAACAGGGACTTGCGTGCAAAATAATTAGTCAAGCGAATGAGGATGCGTCCGGGTCGAGCCTTTATTGTATCCACGTGAATGAATGGACG